ATGCAATCCAAAACAACCAAAGAGGCAACCCTCTTAGATACCTCTATTCTGGCCACGGTAAGCGGTGCGGTAGTCGGCTGCATCTGTCCTGCCTGCGCTGGCATCGGCTATCTCATGGCAAGCTGCGGGGCGCTAGGCATCGGTTACTACTTTACTACCTGGTCGCCGTTTGACCGGCTGTTTAAAAATCTTAATTTGGGCAAAGGGTCAGCTTACCCCATCATGGTGAGCAAGGAACACACGGAAGTGAGTACGGTTTACAGCTTCTCGTTGCCGGCCGGGCTGTCGATTGATGACTTTGAGCGCAACCGATTGGCCATTCAGCAGCATGTGGGCCGTGACATTGATATCCGTTATACTTATAAGCAAATCCAAATCGAAGTGTTTGAGCAAAACCAAAAAAGCGTTTACGAATACGAAACAATCCATTGCAAAGGTGATGTTGAGTTCCCGGTGGGCTATGATTGCCGGGGCAAGGCTGTAACCTGCGATTTATCGTCCGGTGAGCCGCATATGCTAATCGCGGGCGAAACCGGAAGCGGCAAAAGCACCGTGCTGCGCTCCATCATTACAAATCTAATTCTCGACAAAGACGTAAAACTACACCTTATAGATTTAAAGCGCGGTGCAGAGTTCCAGATTTTCGCGAAGTGCAGGAATGTAGTTGACTTTGCCCGGACTAAGGGCGAAGCGGAGCGCGTGTTATCTGCCATCAGCCGGGAGGTTGACCGCCGCTATGACTTGTTTTTTAGCCATGATTGCGTGGATATTAAAGAGTACAACCGAAAATATAAAGGCTTAGGCTATGAAGTTCTCATAGTTGACGAATTTGCCGACCTGTGCTTAGAAAAGGCCACGATACAAAGTCTAGAAGAGATTTCCGCTAAGGCGAGGGCTTGCGGTATTCACATTATCATCAGCACCCAAAGGCCAGATGCGAAGATACTGAACGGCCGCATAAAAGCCAACGTCACCACAGTCTTGGGCTTGAAAACGATGAACGAAACAAACAGCCGCATTATACTCGATAAGGGCGGCCTAGAGCTGCTCAAAGGCAAGGGCCAGGGCATCTTTAAGAAAAATTCCGAGGTGCTGGTGCAATGCCCTTATTTGGATACAGAGCGCGCCCGGCAGCTACTGCGGCCCACGTATGTAGAAAAGGTGACGGCAAAGCCCAGCAGAGGGGTTGACCTGCTATGCTGACCACAAGGGATTTTGAGGTTGTCGAGTTCGTGAGAGAGTTTAAGATAGCGGATACTGCCACGATACGAAAGCTTTTCTTTTCGTCTGACGATGTATGCTGGCGTAGGTTAAAGGCAATATCTGACGCTGGCAAGTTAAGCCGAGCAAGGGATAGCGTGTCGAGCCAATATATCTACTTTGCAAAATGCCCGAAGCAGGTGCGGCACGCGCTGCTTGTAAGCCGATTCTATGCGGCTTTAGCAGGGGCGGCAAATGTGCCGAGATTCGCAATTGAGCCGGACTGCGGGCATATACGGCCGGACGCAGCGTTTGTATACGATGCCGGAAGCGGGCCTTGTGTCGGCTTGCTAGAGGTTGAGATATCCAATAAGGGATTTGACGCGGGGAAATATCAAAGATTTATTGAGAGCGGCGATTATAAAGAGTACATGACCGCCAGGCCAAAAGTATTTGTTGTTTCAAGCAAGCCCGTTCCGGACGGCTTTATTCACATTGACACCAGCCTAAAAAAAATAAGAGTGGAGTAAAATCCACTCTTTTTTTATTGCAATTGGGTGTCGGTTAGGCGTCGGCTGGGTGTCGGTACAGACTGGACGTCCACACCTCTAAAAATGGCTTTCTATCATTCTTTTTAAGACGCACTAAGCATCCTATTCCGCTTCTTATTTTTCTTTTTTATTTTTATTGTACAAGCCTGCCGCGCGCCGCGCCGACGCTGCCCTATGACCCGCGCCGCCATGCGCCGAGCCGCGTTTATTTGATATTTAACTTATTAATTATAGTATTGGCAATTTTAGGCCATATATTCAAAATTAATCCAATAAATAAGAAAAAGCCCCGACCAATCAAGGCCGGGGCTTTTTATATCGTTATTCTTTTTTATTCGGTTTCTTGAGGATGTTGTCCCATACATTTTCAGTGCCAAGTTTGCCCGCAGAGAGAAGACTGATTAAAAAGTCTGGAATCGTCGCGCCCATCTTGTTTGCATTCTCGCAGATGCTACCGAGTTCCGTAAAAATATACCAGCAGATTACTACGGGAAATACCATCATGCTATAAGTAAAGGGAAGTGTAAATCCGGGAATGTTGTTGACGATTTGGCCTAATACCCCATCTACGATTGCGGCGATGATAACGACAAGAATCATACCAGCTTTGTGCCAGATACCATCTCGCGCGGTGCTGGACTTCCACTCTCCGTTTTTCTTCGCTGCGGCAGAACCCGAAATCCAGTCCAATGCCATGCAACAAACCCAGCCTACGACAAGCCAACCAATCCAACCGAAAGCAGCAGTAAATGCTGTTGCTACACCCGCAATGCCGCCCTTGATTACGGCAAATATATTGCGTTTCTCTTCCATGTTACACCTCCAGCGTAAGCTTATCCCCAGGATGCAGGGGAGAGTTGACAGTCTTTCCGTTTGCAGCTGCAAGCTTGTACAATTTTGTGCCAGAGCCGAGCTGCTGCTCTGCAATGCGCCACCAGCTATCACCAGCGCGCACGGTGTATGCGTTTTGAGCCTGCACGGGTGCTTCGCACTCGGTGCGTCTGTGCCACTCCATGCCGCCTGCATCCATCACAGTAACGTCATTGCCGAGCATCATTGCTTTGTTAATGTCCATCTGGATAGCGGTGCAGTATACGCCGTATTTGTTAGCGACCTGCCGTGCAGACACCTTGCCGCGGCTGACTTCCATGTGCAGATGATTGCCGAACTTGTGCGGCCTGCCGCTACCCATGCCACCCTCATCATAGATGTACTGGCCCTGCACGACGTGAGTGCCCTCTGGCACGTTAAATGCTTCATCATGGATAAAGGTCACGGTACAGTAGTCAGTAGAGCCATCAGCGAAGCGCACCGGCGCATCGGATACTAAGTACAACTCGCCATTCGCACCTTTGCGTGTGCGAACCACAGTGCCGCTAAACGGCGCGTATACTTTATCTTTGCCGGTATCTCTGCCGCCGAGGTCAATTGCCTTGCTGCCGCGGTGTGAGCCGATACCGGGGCGCTGGGTTACGCGGAGAAACTCCATAGGGAACATACAATTTTCCATTTTTTATCAATCCTTTCTATTGTGTTAATCCAATTGCTTGCCAGTAGATGCCGTAAGAAAATCCGGTTGATGGTGCAAATACAGACACCTTGCACCCGGTGGTGGATATATTTGAAACCATTACGTTTTCGTTAGAGTATTGAGTAGATGGCGTAACGATTACGGCAGGAATGTTTTTATATGGCGTTGGGAAAGTTACTTGTACATCAGTCCACCCACCAGTGCCTTGTGTGGAAACATTACCGGATTGAACTTTGAACTGATTTTCAGAAACGGTTGTCCAACCAGACCAAGCGCCTGCGTCATTGCTGTATTTATTAACCCACACTCTTCCTGGAGATGGGTAGGCTTCTGTTAGTTTCACGACAATCTGTTGATGCAGTGTACTGTTTTCGGAGCGTATAACAATAACTTCGCGGTATGCGTAAAACGCACCGGTTGAAACCGGAGAGTTTATAAGCGTAGCAGCATTTTCTGTGGCCACTGATGCTGGAACCATATTCCCGGCAGCCATATTGCCGCTCGTATCAATATCTAATACATTTGAAACTTTTTTAGTCAATGCGTTTTGCGGCATTTGATTTGCTTGTCCAAACGCCGCATCGGCCTGCGATTTGGTGTAGTAGTTGGTCATGTCAGTCTGCTGATGGGTGTTTTTCCAGTCTGTGGTATCGGTGTCCCACACCCAGATTGTGTCAATTGCTCCACCTACAATTGCCCAGTCACCATTTTGTCCGGTCGGATGTGCAGCGCGAAGCGCAGCCGCGGTAGCATACCAACCTTTGCTTTGCTGGCTGCTTTGCTGTGCTAAGGCTGCACTTGCTGCGGCTGCGGTAGCGCTGTTTGCGGCTGCATCACGGTATCCCAATGCCTGGGCGACCTGTGCAGTCAGCACGTTGTAATAGTCACTTGCTGCAATAGTGCTATCTGCGAGTGGGTCGGCTTCAATCTCAAGCGGGATATTCCACGTGCCAATGCGGTATCCGGTCGCAGTATAGATTTGCAAGCACAGCATACCGTTGCCGGGCTTTGTCAGCATAGCTTCGGCAAGTTCAACAGTGACTTCGTTGCCGCTGATGGAAAACGCGCTGTGTTTGGTCGTGCCATTAATCTCTGTGATGGTGTCATACCACCCGGAGCCACTCGGAGCGATATAGCGCACTGTCAGCGCGGCACCAGATGGAATAGAAAAGGCAGCGCTACCGTCCACTAGCACCGCCTTGAAAAACCTGCTGTACCTGTCGTTTTGTTTCGCTTTCAGCGGTGTCATAATTGACTGCTGCTGTAAATCAAGTTTGATTGCTTGCATTTAATACCTCCTACCATGGTGTAAGTTTGCCGCACAATGCCCATTGACTGGATCCATCTGCGGCATTTACGCGTACCCAATTCGTGTAAAGGGTGTTTTGTCCATCGCCCGGCCGTATCTTTGTACACATTATCTCATCCGTTGTGATTTGTTCGCCTAAGATTTTAGTTCCAGGTGTCACAACGCCAGCCACGACTTTATTTACGTTGATTATCCCTTTGCCGTTGTTGTCATCCGTTGCGGTTGTAGAAATACCTAAAAATTCTTTATCCCCACGCATCATGCGGAATACACCAGCCCAAAGCCATGCAGTCAATGTGCCACTAACAGATTTAAAGTTGCCGGACAGTTGCACGTTATTTGCAATCAAATTTAAAACGGTCAGCGTGGCGCAGTCCAGTGTGCCCGCCGTAATAAAGTCGGCCACAATAGCGCCGTCCTGCGTGATGGCTAAACCATAAGGCCCAGCATATCCAGTTTTGGAATATCCAAGGCCGCCGGAGTTCCAACGCCATACTTTTTGAGCGGTTTCGATATTCGGGGTGTCCATAATAAGAATTTCGAAAGGCTGTCCGTTAGCATCTTTTTGCATCACGACATAGCCGCCATTCGCCCCGGTAATCCACCCAGTCGCGCGGTCAACGGCAGCCTGTAAAAAGCTAGAGCTAGTCTTTTCTGCTATCGTTTGGTTGGTACTAGCGATTGTTCCGGCCAATGTGGATTTTGCGTCGCCAATCTCGATGTGGTCATATCGGTCAAGCAGCACATTGTAAACCGTGGCAATTACCTTTGCTTTTGCGGATACGCCGAGCTTTTCGAATATAACTGTTACGGTATCGCAGAGGCGCACGCGTTCGAGTGGCGCGATGTCCTTATAGTCCTCTGTCTGCCAAAGGGCAACAAAAGAAACATCAAGACTGACCGTTGGAATACCAATCCCACTTTTTGAAATGTAGGCTTGCGCTTTTGCGCGTAGCTCTTCGACTGTCGGCTTTTCCTCAAACTCTCCGGAAAGGTCAAGCGGTATCGTGCGCGGGTAAGGAAAGTTTGCAGCGCTTTCAGCAGAAAGCACCTTCTCCGGCAGCGTGACGGTAATGCCATCGGTACCCGCCCAATAAGGGCAAATGCCTGTAATTGTGCTTGAGATATTTTCTTCTTGCGTTAAATCTGTAATGTTTTTGCCATAGCGGAGCGTTACACCATTGTCAGCCCCACGCGCTGCATGAAGCTTAACAGTATATCCGTCCCACTCATATTCACCGCCGTAGGTATCGAGGATAGACCCCTCTACACCGCCAAGCCGAGAGCGAATGCTTGCAGGGGTAAACTGCGAATAATTGCCAGCCGTGGTCACGTCCGTCCAAAACTCAAACGGACACGCTTCTGCTGCGTAGGTTTTAAATCCCGACAGCGCCAGACCCGCAGAACTAGCCGAGAAAGGCATGCAGGGGATATGTGACAGCTGATAGCTGATGTGCTGCGCGTAGACCGTTACAATGCCGTTTATGGGCTTTGTAATTTTGTAGATGCGGAATGGCTGCTTATCGCGTCCGTCACCCGGCACCGCGAGAATAATGATTGAAAGCGCAATCTCTGAATAATGCAGTCCGGTAATTGGGTATTGCATTTCCAGCTCAAACATACCGTTGCGTTCTTCGGTTACGGCACAAGAAACGGCATCAGCCAAAGAGCCAATGCCGTTTGTGTTAAAAATAGTTGTGTTTGCTGCAAAAAGTAAAGGTGTCATACGGTCCACCACCTCGGTTTGATTTCAATTTTGGTAATTCCACCAGAAAAGCTGATACCAGTGCCACCGGGTGAAAGGACAGGGAAGTTTGGCGCGTAAACATTTCCGTTGCAATTCGTAGAGCCTTTAAAGGCATCTTGTAGCTCACAGTCAAGGTCTACATATTCGCTGATTGCATTAATCTGTACGATGGTGTTTCCGATCGTCAGCGTGCCGGCAGCAGTGCCATAGACGCGAATAAGCGGAAGTGCGGTGAACTCGGTGGAATTGTAAATAGAGCCCGCCGCCGTAAACATTAAAACCTCTTCGCCAGACTTCAAAAACCGTTGCGGCTTGCAGTCGAATTGTAGCTTAAATTCTCCGGCACGGTTCAGAAACTTCATATCAAAGTCTAGCGGCCCGGTAAACCGGCCTAATCGGAAGTATTCGCTGTGGTAAGTATCTTCCAGCCTGTGATAGCCGGACGCGGCAAGTAGCCACACTCTGGCGGCTGCTGCGTTGTCCTTGAATTTGCTGACAATAAAAGCCGGATATTCCACCGCAATGTTTTTGAAGCGGTTGTGGCTGACCTCCAAATCTCCGTTTTTGCCGGGGATTGAAATGGTTTCAGCGTCACGCTCCGGGGAATTGAAAGTGCCAGAGCCAGAGATGTAAATACCGAAGTCGCGGCTGTGTTTGCCGTTATAGATTAATTCGTTCAAGCGAAAGCCGCTCCTTTCTGCTGCACGTTAGCATTGATTTTGTCGGCAACGATTTCTGCAAGCTGCGAAACATCTTGACCCGGCGCACCGTAGACGTTGATGACGTTGCCGCCGTAGCTTACATTTTTCTGCTGGCTAGTTAGCGGCTGCACCATCGTTTTGTTGCCGAGTACGGTTAATAGCTCCGGCCCTGCTTCGCCAACCACGGCAGAGCCACTTAATACAGTGCCGCCCTTTGCAAGGTAGGGAATACTAGGGATATTCGGCAAGTTGGGGTGCCACGAACCGCCGCCGAGCCATTTCGGCATAGTAAAGCCGATACGGTTAAACCCGCCAATAAGGCTGTTGATAGCACCCACGGCACCGTTTAAAAGCCCGATAATGCCATTTAGTGGTGCTTTTGCGATTGACACTAGACCGTTAAATACTCCCGCAAATACCTCTTCCACACCATTCCAGACCCGCGACCAGTCACCAGTGAACACACCTCGGATAATATCTATAATGCCGTTCAAGACGCTTTGCACAGCGTTCCACACGGATTTAAACCCAGCGAGAAAGCCGTTCATCACATTGCCCAGAATAGGCCCGAAAACAGTTGTCCAATCGCGTGCAAAGATATTCTGCATGAAAGCGTCTACTTTTTGCAAAATGGATTGAATTTCATCGCCCTTGACCGCGATAGTGGCAACCGCCGCCACCACTGCGGCAACTGCCCATGTGATTGGAGCGGTAAGCGCAGCGATAACTTTTGCAAGTCCCATGGCTGCCGCGCTGCCTGTTGTGGCCGCTCCTGTAAATATAGCAATAGCGCCCTTAATTGCAGTTAGCGCAACCGTTGTGCCTTTGATTATCGTGATTAACTTAGCGCCAATGGAAAGCATCGGAGAGATTGCAGCGACCGCTAGTAGAATAGTGCCTATGAGCTTGAGCTGCCCCTGGTCTAAATCGCGCACCCATTGCAAGACGGCCTTGAGCGTCCCGGCAAGGTCTTTCAAGAACGGTGTGAGCATGGTAGCCACTTCCGCGCCCACTTCTGCAAACGTGCCAGTGGTCTGGGCTTTTAACTCGTCCACGGCATCATTCATCTTATTTAGGCTGTCAAGCGTGTCCTGCGAGAGAATTACGCCTGCATCTTCTGCTTCTTTTCCGTATTGCTTTAATGCCGCGCCGCCATCATCAATGACACCCGCCAATTCATCAGCGGACTTGCCAAAAAGTTGCATGGCGAGAGTATCGCGCTCGGTTTCGTTGCTGATTTTGGACAACCCATCAATAGCCTCGTAAAACACCGTTGTGCTATCTCGAAGTTCGCCGGTCACGTTATCACGCACAGAAACTCCAATAGCGTCCCACGCAGCGACCGTGTCTTTGCTAGAAGAAACCATGTTCTTCTTCATTTTTTTGGACGCGCCTGTGATAGTTTCCATCGAAACGTCAATGCGGTCGGCAGCGTATTGCATTTTTTGTAGGTCTGCTGTGGTGAATCCGCTTTGATTGGCAAGTGTGTTCAAATCATCTGAAAGCGTGATCGCCTTATAGGCAGCGCCACCCATTGCAGCGATTACACCGCCGGCCGCAGCAGACATTACCTTTGTTTTATTGGCTGCGTTTTCCATGCTACTTGCGATTTTATCTGCGGACAGCGGGATTTTTTTCACAGCTTCATCGCTGCTGTTAGCTTGCGATTCTAACTTTTTAAGGCTAGCTTCTCCGGCGGCGATTTCGCGGTCTAGCTTGCGGTACATCTCTTGATTCACTTCTGTACCGTTTGCCATGTTTTCGTCAGCTTTTGCTTTAGCCGCTTTTAGTGCATCAACCTTTGCGCTTGTGTCTGCAATGGATTTCGCGAGAAGCTCTTGCTTTTGTCGCAGTAGGTCGGTGTTGGTGGGGTCTAGTTTAAGCAGCCGCTCAACTTCCTTAAGTTCTTTCTGCGTGCCGCCAATTTCTTTGTTTACGCTTGACAGTGACTTATTTAAGCCTTTTACATCGCCGCCAATTTCAACTGTAATGCCCTTTATCTGGTCTGCCATCAGTTACCACCTCCTGTAAAAAACGCTCTTAAACCGCCGGGCTTGCCTTTGATTGCATAGGTTTCGTGGTCGTTGCCTTGTTCAATCAGCATATCGTAGACCATTCCACAGCTCATGCCGCTTAGCGCTTCATCAGACAATCCCAGTTCGGCGCACCGAAGCATAAAAATAGCCCCGGTTTCCTCTCGGTCGCGCGGAGCTATTTTTTTTTAGGCTTCGCGGTAGTGACATTGTTGAGCTGCCAGAGGGAAATAATCGGCTCCATCAGCTGGTAGATCGCGAACATAGGCAGTCCTGCAAGCCAGTCCTCTTCTTCACTTGGAATTTCCGGGTTAAACTGCTTCGCCATGATATAGCCAACGTGCTCAAAAACCGTGGTGTCCAGTTCTCCGCTCTCTGTGTCCGCTTCATCAATGGTCTTTTGTAGCAGCTTCATGTCTTGGATTAAATCTCTGCGGAATTTAAAGCGATAAAGACGCGGGGTGAGAGCGTTAGCCCTCAACCCCACATCAATACCGCCAACGTTGACGGTTTTGTCCATTAGACAGTTGCCCCTTCCTCAAATACTTTGGTGTACCATGCAGTGAGCGTTGCGGTGGGGGTATCAGCCCCAGTCATTGCCATTACTTTACCGTCAGAGAGGGGCACAGATGTAACGGTGACAGTCTGCGTGGACGGCTCTTTGCTGTCTGTCTGGGTTGCAAATGAGCGTTTCGGACGAGTGCAAGAGCAGTTATACAATACGTACTTCGTGCCGGTAGAATCGCCCTCCTCTTCAAACAGCAAGGCAACCGGCTTCGGTTCTACTTTGGAGTTCTCGGTCAGCACCTTGGAAGTCGTACCCTCGGCAATTCCGAAAACGTCCTTCAAGAAGCTTGCTGGAAAGTCTGCCACTTCTAAATCGCCGGAATAGCCGTTGTTCGCCACAGACTGGTAGTAAACCACACCATCTGCATAAAACGGCGTAGTGTCGCCCTGCGGGTCAAGACTGAATGACACAGTGCCAGGGATTGCAACCGGAGTTGCCCATGTCGGGGTAGCTCCATTGGTGAGCACTGCGTAATGTAATTTTTTGATGTTGAATTTTACTTTATCTGCTGTATTAGGCATTATTACACCTCAATTTCATAAATGATTTGGTACAGGCTTATGCTTTCAATATAAACCTCTGTTTTTTGCCAAAAGAAAGAGGACAAAGCCTGTTCAACTTTGCCCTCTGCGATTTGGTCTTTGTCTTTTGTGTATAATTCGATTTGCACATGGTCTGCTCCGCTGTATGCCACACCATCGGCCGAGAAGTTACGGCGGTATGGTGTTTGGTAGCAGATGAAAGGCGCAGTCTGTGCGGTCTTAAAGGCCCTATAAGCGACCGGGTAGCCGGTTGATTTCAAGAGTGTGTTTAATTCTTTTAGCGTCAACCTTTTACCACCACCTTAACTTGTTTCATCAGCTTTTCTGCGGCATTGTGTTCTGCCGGGCGAATGTGCGGTTTTGCAGGAGTTGGACGGCCTGTGCCATCAGGGCCGGCGTGACCGTATTCGAGTAAGTGCGTGAGCTGGTAGTCCGTTTTGTTTCGCACCGTAACGCGGATATCATCGGACGCTTCGTAGTTGATTTTTGTGCCCCAGCCTTTTTTGTAGCTGCCAGTTAAAACCGGGCTGTTTTGCACGATTTCGTCTTTGCATTCTTTTGCCACCTGCTTGACGGACTTTTTTAGGCCGTCTGTGACATCTTGTGAATACTCCGAAAGTTCTTTTGCAATTGCATCAGCAAGGCCATTAATGGTTGTTTTCATTTAAAACCTCCGCTGCGCTATAAACTTCACGGTTTCGTGGCGTTGCATGAAATCATCGATATGTTTCACATCGTATTCGTTTCCGTCGTACACAATCCGAGCGGTTTGTGGAACAATGCCTTTAAGCAAAGCACAGTATCGCGTTTCAAATGTGAAGTTGTTTTCGGCGTTCACTTGAGCAGCTGCATAGTATTCTCTGCCGCCAGTCCCATTGACTTTTGCGGAGCAATGTATCAGGTCCGCAAAGACGAGATTTTCGTTCCCGATATCGTCTTGCGCTGCGGTTGCGGTTTGAATGGTGATTCTTTTGGTAAACTCATTAAGCAATATAATCACCACTTTCAAGCCGAAGTTGAAGCGCAAAGTTTTGCACCAGCCGACGAGTATTCCCGCTTACCTTTTCAGACAACTCGCGGTTATCATACAAATCGCCTACAACAATCAGGGCGAGCATCTTTGCCCGCCCTGATGTAGCGTCATAGGTTGGATTGATAGCCGCTTTCAGATATTCGTCTGCGGTATTAATAAGCGATGTGATTAAATTATCGTCATCGCTGAAATCTACTCGCAAATAGCTTTTCGCTTCTTCGAGCGTAACTATCATCATTTTCCACCGCCTTATGCAGCAGCGTTCTTGATGCCGACAAACTTCTGAGCGTTCTCGATCTTGCTGTCAACTTCTACCCATCCGACAACGCCAACAGCGTGCTGGGCAGCATACAGCTCATTGAGTACCTGCACCTCAACATTTTTTGCAAGTTTGCAGGCCATACCAGAGAAATCACCATACAGTACGGAAACAGAGCTTGCAGCAACAGCGGGCATATTCTCGGAAACGTATACCGGCTTACCAAGCAGCATCCATCCGAACCCGTCCGCGAAGTTTTTAGTGAGGATATAATCGCCCTCTGTGTCTTTCAGCTTGCGAACAGCTTTGAACACATCTTTGTTCATAATCCAGCAAGCGTCTTTCTGGTACACTTCCGGAACCATCAGCTGGGTATCGATGAGCACGTCAGCGGTGTGGCCTGCGACAGTCTTAGTGGTCAGCGTGTTGACGTTGGTAGTAGTGGTTGCACCGGTCATCTTGCCACTTGTGCCCGCTCCAACCAGCAGCTCTTTTTCGATAAAGTCGGCGATGGCTTTCGCAACTTTGTTGACAATGAACTCCAGCACGTCAACGTCGGTGTTGTTGATGAGCGATTTGGAGATTTTCGCAAGCGCGCCAATAGTCAGCGCAGACAAATCCACACTGGCGAATTTGCCCTGATGCGCGGTCAGATCGGTAAACTCGGTAGCGTATGCTGCCTGCACATCGTCAGAGCTGTCTGCGCCGTAGCAGGGGATAGAAAGCACACCTTTTGCGTTGTAGATGGTGGCCTTTGCATAGATCGGAGACAGCTCTTTTACCGCTTCGATGATTTTGTTTGCAATGCTGTCAGGCACAATTGCGCCGTTGCTGCCAAGGCTAAGGGTTTTCTCGGTCTGCTGGCTGCGGCAGAAAGCCACAAATGATTTTTCTTCATCGGTCAGTTTGCCGCCCTTGGAAACGGGTTCATCGGGCACTTCTGCCTGCTCTGCTTCAAACAAAGCCTTTTCGACCTCATACTCTTTCTGGAGGTCGCTGATTTCGGCCAGCTTTGCGGTTGCATCATCAAACTTTTTTTCTTCCTTGAGGCCCTTTGCTTCGCCGCGAAGCTTTTCGATGGTAGCGAGAATTTCTCTCATGCGTTTATTTTTCATGTTTTACTCTCCTTCTTTTTCAGAAAAAATAAAAGACTTGATGATACCGAGTTCGGCTTCAATCAAATCTTTTTGTTCGGTGTTTTCGGTCTCTTCGATTTTTTGCTCTTCTCCGGTGTAGTTTTTCGTTACTCCGGCTGCCGGCTGCGCGGGGACAGCAACAAACGACACCTCATAAGCGTCGATTGGATTTTCAAGCTTAAAGTAGCACTGCTTACCGTCGTACTCGCGCCCGCCCCAGTGCTTGCAGTAGCCCTCACGGTTGTCTGTTCCGCATACGGAGCAAACAGCTTTACCGATGCCGCAGCCAACAGAAACCTCGCGTTTGATACCGGCTTGAATTTCTGTGATGAGATCCGCGTTGCTGTCGGTTTTCACCATATAGCAACGAGCAACCAGCTGCGCGTATGTTTCTTCGTTCTTTGTCGTGCCGGTGCCATCTACAGCCTCTGTCGCGTAAATTCTCGCGACTTGGTTGTCTGCTTTTGCCTGATGGTCCTTCATAATGGTACGGCCAACAAACATGGGGGCCATCTTTTCCAGCGTAGCGCGCGGGAAAACTTCAAAATCACGGTCTACTTCGTTGTCGCATACGGCAATTTTGAAAGTAAACACCTGCTCTGCGGCGAGCGGTTCAAGCGTCTGCTTGTTAATCAGCTCAAGTTCTGCTTCAGTAACAGGTAAACCGCTCAATTTTGCGCCCTTTGTAATTACATTTTTCATCTATTCACCTCCTCTCTGGTACTGTGTTCCTGCCATTTCTACGGGTATCATTGTGCCATTGCATAACAGCCTGTCGCCTCCAAGCGTCGCCGGTGCGTCAATAAACGCTCTAGCCTCGTTTGGCGTATAAAGCGAACCCTGTACTGCTCTTGTAAGGCTTTCCATCTGCGTTTTAAGGTCAGCCCGCAGAATAACAGAAACATTGAATTTGAAATAATACCCTTTCTGTGTCTCTTCATCAGACAAGAGCTTGTTATTCATCTCTTCCTCATATTGCTTGATGATGTAGAGCAGGGTATCAACATAAAAAGCAAGCTGTTGAGCTTCTGCACTCGCGTAGCTTGCTTTTTCGTAGTCGTTGATTTGGTTCGGCTTAATTCCGAATGCGGCAGCAATTTGCAGCGCCGAATATTTTTTCAGGCCAAGAAATTCATTATCAGCTAATTTTGTGTTGACGGTTTCTAGCTTTGTACCATATGCCATAGGTATGATAGAGCGTTTGTCAGAACCTTCTCCGTTTACAAAATCCTCAATTTTCTTTGCAAACTTTTTCTCATTGGCATCCGATAACTCACCGGTGTATTGCAGCACAGCCTTGCCTGTAAAACCGTTCTCATAAGCGCGATTTAGCATTGCTTGTGCTTTCTGGTTGCCCTCAATTGTAGAACGCAGCACGTCGCGTACGGATTTACCGGTTACTCCGTCAGAACTAGCGGATGTCTTAAAGTGCAGCATGCTGTCGCTAGATATCTTGAGGGATGCAGTCCCGCTGTTGTAGACGTACCAAAGCGCATTTTTAGTGCCCCACAAGCCTTTGTCATCGATGTACGGAGTAACGCTGCTAGGATCCAAAATCCAAAGCCGTGTTTTGCTGCCCGCGCCATCAATCCACACATATGCGTTGCCATAATGGTTGCGGTTGAACTCTACCGTAGACCAAAAATGCGTGGCTGTCATATAGTCGTTCGGCTGGCTGTCTGCCAGTTTATACAGTGGATGCTTGTATGCCTTTATTACTCCTCCTTTTTCGGTATACTGCATCAATTTAAGCGGCAGTTTTCCGATGCTTTCGCTAAGCACTTTGAGGCACGCGAAGTATGTAGCTTCGCTCAAACGAGAGCTGTCAACGCCGCTAATTTGTAAAAAATCAATCAGCTGCTCAAACGTCATTGATTTCTTGCGATTAAATAAGTTCAAAGTATCACCATCCCATCGTTTTAAAATAGTTATCCATGATTTCGTCAAGGTCAACTGGCTTTTCAGCTGGCTTCATCGCCAGGCACCATGCATCTATAATGGCATCTGCAACGTCAATGCGCTTGCATCTGGCACCGTCTTTTTTATCTATCTTGACTTCTTCAAAGCTGTTTTTTACCGTCTTTGCATTGATGATAGACCATGTCATTAATTCATTTGCGCTATCGTAAACAACGTTTCCAGCGCGTGCAGACAGTTCAAAATCAACGGTTGCGTCATTTAAGAATCTGGCGCTTTGTGTAATCGAAACCACAGGCACGCTGAATTCTTCCAGCTTGTCTAAAAATCCATCGGCATTATGCGGGTCGTAAGCAATTCCACAAAGTTCAAGGCTGTTCTCCGAAATCAGCTTTTTAAGATGCTGAATGATGAAGCCGTAGTCGTTTTTAAACCCTCCGAACGTGTCTGTGACTGTTATTAAGCCGGCTCTTTCCCACAAGTCATACGGTGCAAGGTCTGTCTTTATATGCTCGTCCAGTCGCTGCCGTGGCATGAAACTGTGCGAATACACGTAAAACTTGCCATCATCTAGAGGAATTACGATTGATAGGGAAGTGAGGTCGCCTCCGCTTGACAGGTCAAGCCCTGCAAAGCACCGCATCCCTTTGAAGCTATCAAGCTTTATGTTACTTCCGCAAGCAGTCCACACGTCTGGACGCATATACTGGTTGTCGGCGTCCTGTACCCACATATTGCAGCATTTTACAAGGTAATCGCTTAGTTCAGAGCCGCCCATATCCTGTGCTGTTTGCGCGTCCCTGCGTTGCACTTCAATTCCGCTTCGCGATTGGCAGAGTATTGGGTTTGCTTTTATCCATACATTTTCATCAAATGGGCTATCGTCCTTATTTAGCGTATAGATATCAACAAAAAAATCATCCGCAACGGCAGTGCCATTGAGGATGTTAATGCAGTAATCGTCCATCTCTTTGCAAAAACTGTTCAGTTCTTTCCCGCGAGTGGTAATCATTGAGTTTAACGTTTCTGGTAGGGAACGCGTGCCGTTGTAAAGTGCCTTATAAACTGAATTGTCGCGGTGTTGGTGGATTTCATCGATGCTGTTGAAAATGCTTCTGAACCCATCGTCAAGTCCGCCCTCTTTAGAAAGCGCTTCAATCGTGCAATTCGTAGTCAAGGACAGTATAACAGCTTTATAGTCCATGATTTTGTAAAGCTCGTTTAAGTCCGGGTCAATTTTAATGAACTTTGCGATTTCATCAAATGCGATTTTAGCCTGTCGTTTTTTAGTCGCAGCGGTAAATAGCTTTCCGTACTGATATCCGCCAAACCCACTGATATAGGCTCCGCGAATACCGTTTTTAAAGCTTTTGCCGTTCTGCCTTGCCATACTTTCATAGCTGCGCCTGAATCTGCGGTATCCGGTATCTTGCAGAACCCATCCCATCGGAACGCCCAAATCAAAGCATTGGCTTTCAAAGAGGTGGACCGGCTTTGGAGCTGTGCCTTCTGCAATTGTCAGCGTTTCTGCAAAATTGATAATACGTTGAGATTTTTCAGGAACCCACAAATATGGAAAATCTTTAGTCCCTTGCCGCCTTAAGTCGTTTAAATGACGTTCACACGCCATCCTGTGCTCATCGCATACAACCAACGATCCGGAGCAAACGCGTTCAGCGTATTCAGTGGCACGGTCATTCATCCTGTACCACTCCTAAACTGGTCAAACTTATTTGCCGGTTTATCGTCTTTTTTTTGAGGAACAACTAATCTACACCGGCTTGTAATGGACAGCCCCAAATCATTCGCGATACTGCGACATTGTTTGAAATATTTGTCTTGCAGGTTTGCTGCCTTCTCATATATTACGATATCTTCAAGATCTAGCTTATTCAGCAGCTTGGTTATTTTTAAGTATGCGGTTTCAGCAACAAGATATCTGCCCAGGCAATCGCAATCAAGGTCGCTCATAATTCCAATGTCGATTAGCTGCGCGGCAATCGCGTTAAACTTTTCTGTTTGCTTTTTGTCCAGATATTCCGGCGCAAATACGTTTTCGTGACCGGCAATCACTTCCGATTCTTTGCGCTGCTCGATTTCCGCTTTTGTTAAATGGCTCTGATTGCCTTTAGCCAAATGCAGTTCAATTGGTTTTTTTGGGTTACCCACGTTTCGCACCTCCTATCTGAAACTTTCAACTCCGAGTTTTTGCTACACCGACTTCCCCTTGCATCGGTATCCCCGCATAGGTTCATACTTTTTTGGTATCCCCCTGGGGTCTGCTGCCGAACCGTTTATGCCTTTTGTTATGACAAATAGGGCAGAGGACAGCAAGATTGCTCTGGTCTAATCTGCGTTCCCAACCATCCGGTGTCTGTATTGGCTTAATGTGGTGTACCTCTGTAGCCACCGTTACACGTCCATCTTTGCGGCAGTCATCGCATTGATAACCTGCATGAGCAATCATATACTGCGACAGCTTGCGCCACTCTGTTGAGCGGTAGAACGTTCTATACTTTGGGTCACGCTGTTTGTCGTACTTCTTATTTGCTTTCTTCTTGTAGGCTTCAATTGCCTCCTTACGTTTAGCGTCTACTATTGGCTGGCACTTATCGCAGTATGGTTTATCTGCGCTTATCATTGCTCGACAGCGTGGGCAGAATTTCATTAGCATTTTTCATCGTCACCAACCTGCCGCGTATTAACGCAGTTGTCCTTTAATCTGTCCGCAAGCGCCCTGAATACGCTCATATGCGCGCAAGTTATCTTTCCAGGCACCGTGATATACGGCGTACTGTTTGCGTAATAAGTAGTTTTGTCAAGCATTACAATGTCCATGTTTTTGCACCCTTGGCAAAACGGTTCACACTCAAATTCAACAATCTGTGTCACGTGCTTACCTCCTACACATAAATCCCCAAACCCACCCACCCGCATTTGCAGGTATGCCAAATAAATAAAAATGCCGCCCGACCAACCTCATGCGGTTAGTGGCGACATGATTATTAAAATTCCCGTGCTCTACCCAATTGAGCTATGCCGAAGCAGCCGGACTCGAACCGACATCGCGGGTTTGCGGTGCTCTACCTTTACTGAGCTACACATAACACATTGTGGTTGGACTCGAACCAACGACATACCGCTTGGAGCTATCTGTGTGAATCGAACACACAACCGGCTGATTACAGGCCAGCTGCTCTACCGTTGAGCCAAGATAGCGTGTTGCCGTCTTTCCGGCTGCCATACAGTCTATTCCTGCAAGTCCCTGCGATACGCACGCAGTGCGCCATGCTGACGGGACATTTTCAGACGCTTACTCATGCCCCTGTACGCTGTCAGCTTTTGGAATTGGCGGTCAGAGTAGGATTCGAACCCACGTGGCTTTTTGCCCAACAGTTTTCAGGACTGCCGCCTTAGACCATGCTCGGCCATCTGACCATAAAACAAGGCACCCAGTAACCTAATACCGGGTGCCTTGCAATTTGCCTATTATAATTATACCACTATGGAAACGAACATGTAGAACAACATTTCAATATTTTACCAGCAGCCGCGTTACCGCCATTCGTATGCTGTCCGCAGTAGCTCCGGAAATCTCGTCCGCTACCTCATTCCACGTCTTGCCCTCCACGTAATACCCGCGTACAGCCGCCCGAAGCATCGCATCGTCAATTGATTCGATAAACTGTATCGCCTCGGCTTGCAGCAGCTCGCATTGCGCCTGTCGGCTATGTAGCACCATCAGCAGCCTGTCCTTGCGGTGTTCCCGCCCTACATCATACCCGTTTATCTGAATAGCGTGTAGAGCAAATGCAGGGGCAGCGGAAGAGCCTTGCACGCAGTCTATAACATTCGGTGCGGCTGCAATCTCTTTTTCAAGCCGCTCTATCTGCCTTTTACGCTGGGCAATGTCTGCCGGTAGCCCGCGCAGGTTTTCAAGGTCTTTCTTGGTCATGTGTCCTCCTTACTTGCCAATGCGGACATATATGCGCCAAACGCTAAAAGTCCAACAAAATACAAAACACAAACCACAGTTAAAACTATTTGAGTTGCCTTGGGAGCAAAATAGAAGCCAGCACATTCCAATGCGATAATTGCCAATAAAACTGATAATGCTTTGAAAATATTTATTAATGTCTTTTTTAACATTGCATTTCCTCCTTACCGCATATACACTCTCAAAATCGGCACGTCTTGGAATAACCGTTCCATAGCTACGTTTTCGAGAATCTGTATGCGCTTCTTTTTGCTCATTGGCTTCTTCTTTGGCTTTAGCTTTCCTTGTTTGGCTAAAGCTGCTGTTGGGTTTGCTTTATGTTCTCCCATTGCTATTTTGCCTCCGTCACATACAGTGTGCCGTCTGCTTTGTACCGCGGGCAGATGGATACGCTCGGTTTGCTGAATTTATTTTCCGCTCCTACTATAACTATGTAGTTTACGCCAGTTTCTTCGTCAACCACATAGTTTGCAGACTGTACGCTGTAAATGCTGCAAAAGTCGTCATTGAGGCTTGTTCTCGCTGCCGAGGCTGGCATTGCAAGAACCACGATTAGCAGCAATGCTGCGATTAAACGTTTCATATGGTGTCCTCCTTTGGCGGCTCTGGCAATATGGTCTGTTGTCCACTTATTACGCAGATTTTTTGGCTACGGTTGTAAAATGCGCAATTATCAGCGCACACAGCCCGTGGGTCTACACTTACGCCCTGGCACGTGATAGCATTAGCAATCGTCATAATTGGGCAAACTGCTCTCCATTCATTCATTGCTGGCCCTCCTGCATTAAGTTTTTAATGTTCTGGTGTATCATCACAGCCTCTTCGGTATCCGTATCTTTCAAATACAGCGCGTCATCTTTCACGAATAGTTTTAATGCTCCTGATTTGCACAGGCTGCGCACTTGCATAATATCAAGTTTCGTTCTGCTCACTCTCCAATCTGTTATGTAACATCCACTGTCCATAGGTCATGCCGGCCGCTGTGGTTGCCTTTACTGCATCGGTGATGGATATAGCGGGTTTATGCGGTTTCTTTCGAGTTAGCCCGAATTTATCCCTTGCGCGGTATTCTTGGGTGCGTATGACGTGAATTGCTTTAAAGCAGTCGTTGCAATACTTTTTGCGTGAATCCACATTTTCCATGATTCTGCCGCACATTTTGCAGGGCTTGTCAACTAACTTGGACATCTTACCCCTCCACCGGTGCAGACCAGTATTTTTTGCGGCATAAAGCGCAATCAACCATTAGTGATTCATCTGTTTTACATCCAGCTTTTTCACCTAAACATTTTGGACACACAACCGGAATGTTTTTTGAATCTTTTATCGCATTCGGATACCGCTCTAATAACAAATCAGCCTGTGTTTTCTGTGGGTGCGCTTTAGACCAGTTCTCAACGATTTCAACGTATTTTTCTGGGTGGTAAATTCGCAAATTATTGCATTCTACATCCATTCCATTGCAATTCGAACTGATTGGGCATTCCTCGCATCTAATGGCGCAATTTTGCGACATTCTGACAACTTCGTTTAACATTTTCACCGCGTCCATTTATACCGCTCCTTTCACAATTTTGTTAATTTTTCTTTGCAGCCTGTCCAGCTTTGAATCAACCTGTGCTTCTACGCTCACACGCCGGTCGAAAATAATCTTAAGCTGCTCAAGCATGATTTCCACGTCTGCAATCTCTTCTGCGATATGACCTTTATTAACATCGCCGTTCGCTGCCTTAAGCACTTGCTGTGACAGTTCTGCTAGTTCTTCGGCTGCTTTAATAATCTGGTGATGTGCTCCGAATATATCTATTGCGTCCTCGCAGATTTTGCGCTGGGTGTTATTCATTGGTTGGCCTCCCCCATAAAAGGAAAATTGTTATGGTGTATGCCGTGCTTTTCAATCAGAGAATTAAACGCATCTTCACCATAAACAGGACTTTCGCCGTTTGAAATACGATATTGATTTTCTGCAATCATACCTTGCATTTCAATTTCTGCTTGCAGCATCTTCATTTTAAAATAAAGTCGGTCACTCACTTCTGTCCCTCCTGTTCTTTCAGTGCGGCTTCGGCGGCCTCGGGGGTGAGGAATACGGTTTTCCCAAAATTGTCAGCCTTTTCATTGCCATGCCATTCGATATGAGCAACTAAGCCTTTTGTTCCAAGCAACCACTTTTCAACCCACCCATCATGGTTGATAAAATATTTTCCTTTATCGTCTGGATTGTTTGGTCTTTTTGGGCTATATACACAAAACACTGGCGTTCCAACCTTGCACGGCAGTCGCAGCAGTGTCCCGTCTTGTTCTGCGGTGCGGTATGCGGCCAGCTCTTCAACCGCCGCAGTGCACTCTTCCGGGGTGTGGTTGGTATCTTCGTAGGCAGCAAGTGCTTGCAAAATTCTTCCAATATCATTCGGATTATACTCTGACGGAATAGTTTTGCTGTAATCAAGCTTCGTGTAATACACATGTTCGCCAATTCGTTTTGTCAATCGTTCCATTAAATCTCCATCCTTTCTAAAATCGGAACATCAGCCACCCTTAAGCAGGGCAGCACCGGCGCTAGGAGGCAAGCGGTCGGCTGGCCTTGTAGACCGTTCCGGGTGTTGTTAAAGTTCGCTCTCCATCTGTTCCACCGGCAGCCCAATAGCAGCAACAGCCTGCGCCAGTGCAGCATCGGCCACGCCATCGCGTCTATACTCGCCGTATGCAGGTACAACCTGCTCGTTGAGGTTATCAATTGCGCGCATAAGGGTTTTGCTACTGATTCCCACGTTGTGCAGGGCAAGGCAAAACATATAGATGTTGCGTCTGGTGATATCTCGCGCTTGCTTGTCCACCTCACGGTTTGCGGTTTCTATGGCAAGCTACTTAATGTTATTGCTAAGTACGGTTCTGGCTTTCATGCGCCACACCTCCCGTCTAACCCGAGCTGTTCAACTATCGGTTTTTGTTTCATTGGTTGGAGCATCTTTTCTTGAGCTGCAGTATAAAATGCTTTGTCCACCTCAAACCCATAGCTGTGGCGTCCGAGTTCATATGCAGCTCTTAAGGTTGAACCGCTTCCCGCACACGGATCAATTACAACATCGCCTTCGTCGGTGAATATTTCAATCAATCGTTTCAATACACTTACCGGCTTCTGCGTAGGGTGAATTTTGGGATAATCTTTTGTGCTATCCCGTTTCCAATCAAACCAATTGAAAACCATATGGCCGCCGTTGTTGAATTTTGGCAGCTTGTCGCGATACAACACTACTGCGTGTTCGGTGGCTCCTACAATTTTCATATTCGCCTTTAACACTTGGGCGGAGTAGTTCTTGATGAAAAATATGGGGTAGCTGTTTTTAAATCCGTATCGTTTCCCGTAATCCATCACCATAGGGATTTGGTCGAAAGCGCAGAATACAATCATGGCCGGGGCTTTCCCTTTTTCTTTTGGTTCGTTGATAAGTAGCCGGCTGCAAAAGTGCATATATTCTGCAATTTTAAAATTGTTGTCGGTGTTGAAAAAAGCTTTCCCAGCTTTTTTGCTCTCGCCCTGTTTGTTGTCTCCGTTTATGTACCATTCAGTGCTGGAAGCATAAGCGTTTGCTCCCAAATTGTAAGGAATATCCGCGATAACCAATTGTGCTTTCGGTACTCCATATCGCTTATAGTTCTGAAAATTGTCGTGGTATAGCTCTGCTTTTATTTTCACGCCCGGAACCCCCAATCTTTTGAACGATACTTTAGGCTATCCAGATTGACCGGCCCCGCAGGTTTAAAGCGATACACACCCTCCGGTACTTCGGGAAACCTACAGGTGGATTTCTTTGCGCACTCGCTGCACTTTTTCAGCTCATAGCACCTCATGCTGTTTCCTCCCACATTTTTACGACCGTAATTTCTGTTCTTGGGTTCTTGCGGTCAATATGCCCATGGATACTAACCGATATATGGCTTAAGTCATCGTCTTTGATTACCCCTGCCGTTGTCAGCCCGTCCATAAAATATTTTCCGCTGTAGTTATCTGCATCGTGCCGTCGAGCGTCTTTAAAGAAATAATCGATACGCACCATAGCTTTGGAAAATGGTTCTTGCGGCCGGTCGGGTGAGACTTTGCAGGCATAATAAGCCGCCCGCGTCCACTCTTTTTTGGTTTCTATGTAATCCCACCGGTTTTTTCGCCCAGCCGTTTGATTAAGGCTAGGCGGTACACCTTTCAGCGTGATTTTCATCGGTCAACCTCCATTGGTATGTAGTTGTGGTATTGCGGCTGCCATGCAAACTGCATTTCGCCCACGCCACCATGTCTGTTTTTCATAACGTCCACTGTCACACCCACGCTTTCGTCACCGTCAAGAAATCTTTCAATCGGTTCAACGTTCAGCGCGAATATTGCATCAGCGTCCTGCTCCACCGAAGCACCACCGTATAAGTCACCCTGTGTGGCCTTTCTGCCGTCCGTGGCGCGGTTTAGCTGTACCAGCTCGACTACTGCAACGTTGTGCATCATGGCCAGCGCCTTGAGCCTATGCGTGACTTCTGCAACGGCTTCCCACTGGTTTTTTTTATTGCCCTTGTCCATCAGCCCCAAATGGTCGATGAAGATAACATCTGGCTTGTATTTCAAAATGCGTTCTTCAACAAACTCGGATGTAATCATGGATGCTTCGTCAAAAACCACTTTGCAGTGTTCTGCCATCAGCTCCATGGCTCGCGTAACCTTGACTTGTTCATCCTGCGATAACGCCTTGTCGCGAATTTTCGTTGAGTTGATCCGTGTCGCTCTTGCTGCAATTCTTTGCATCAGCTGCGTGGTAGGCATTTCCATGCTGCAATACACTGTCCGGTGTGACATTGAAACCTTTGTAGCTATCTGCAACGCGAAGTCCGTTTTGCCTTTGCCTGGTCGAGCAGAGATAACATAAACCGATTTTCTTTGTAGCCCTCCAACCACGCGGTCAAACTGCTGCCAGCCAGTCTTGATTGAAGTATCTGGCTGATACATACTTTCCAGAAAAGCTATCGCGCCTTGTGTAAAGTCTTTTGCCGTGGAATCCTCGAGCGTGGAGTTGATTACATTCTGTCGGGCTAACACATCTGACAGCCGCTGGATTATCTCTTCCGAGCCTAGCTCGTCCGTGGCAATCTCCATAGCCGCCTGTTTCATTTCTCTGACCCGCCAAGCGTCTAACACTAGGTCGCAATAAAAATCGAACCTAGAGGCGGCTGGTACAGTTTCCGCGCACGTTGCAATCAATACCTTGTAATCATCGCCAAGTTTTGAAATCACGGTGACCACATCAACCGGCATATTCTGCTTATGCAGCTTCATGCAGCAGTTAAACATCACACCGAGCGGCTCTGCGCTGAACATCTTCGGGGACAGTCTGCGGTAAACGCTTTCGGTTTCAGCTGGGAACAGGAGCATACAGCCGAGCACAGCTCTTTCTGCGTCTATTGCGTTCATTGCCCCTCCTATCCGAACATTTCTTCCGGGGTCATCTCGAAGAAGTCCTTTTCTGTTTTTGGTATCAGCACAGGTTCAGCCGTTGCAACCGCGGTCTTGTCGATTGTGTCCCAGATTACGCCTTTCCAGTTGTTTGCCATTGAATTTTGAATCACATCAACTACGGCGGCAGGCTTGTACTGTTTTAGTTTGTTTCTGACAGAGGAAAGGAAGCTCTCTCTGCCCTTTGGTTTATACGATTCTTTTCGCTCTGCTTTGTAGGTGAACCAGTCAAGTAGTGCTGTTTTGACTTCCGGTGGGAATCCGTCCAAATCGTTTTCTGGTGTCGTGCCTTTAACATCTGGTTTACTATTTTGTTTACCATCTGGTTTACTATCTGGTATAGGTTCGGCAGTTCTGCCATTTCCTTTTGGCGGTTCTGCCAAATCGAATTGGTATATTTGCCAAATCGAATTGGCGAGTGCGTACCACTTGGTATGGTCGTATTTTGCCGCATTGTAATTTCCAACCTTGATTGCCCCGGCCTTTACGAGCCGCTCTGAAATTCTTCTGATTTTTTCTTTTGTCCAAAACGGGAACAGTTCGCTCCATGCCGCCACACTGTTATACGTCCAGTACGCATCGTCATGAAAATTCTTTCCGTTTGCTTTGTTCTTTTTAATCCACCAGTACAGGTTGTGGATGAAAACGGCTTCATCCACACCGTACATGGCAGCTATTTCGCCGTTAAAGCTGTAATCCATGTTTTCACCGCCTTAAAACGGGAGATCCGCGTTGTCGTCGCACACCGCAAAATCATCGCTTTGGCCTTGTGCAAAAGCAGGAGCAGCCTCTCGTGAAATATCGGCGGATGCCTGTGCAGGGGCTTTGTCGCCGCAGAAAAACACGTTATCGGCCATCACCTCAAAGGCTTTGCGTTTATGGCCCTCTTTGTCCTCGTAGAGGCGGGTTTGAATGCTGCCGTTCAGCGCAATCATTCTGCCTTTACTGAAATACTTGCAAACAAACTCGGCAGTGTTTCTCCATGCTACAATGTCGATGAAATCCGCTTGTTTTTCTTGCCCTTGCGGGGTATATGTACGCTCTACCGCGATAGTGAATGTTGTAACGGACACACCATTGGGTGTGCGCCGGAGTTCGGGGTCTGCCGTAAGGCGGCCCATGAGAGCGCTGATATTAAGCATTTATATCCTCCTAAAGGTAGTTCTTTCCGAATTCACGGATGAAATCATCGGTGCTCCATCCATACTGTTGCATTGCTGCAAGCTGTGCCGCTTGCTTGATTTTTAGTGCGGTTTCAGCACTTTGGTGCGCGCTGTCTTTGCCAAAGATGTGGCACTCGTCGTGGTGCAGGTAGACAAACAAGCCTAAAGCTTCACTTTTTTTGCGGTAAGCACCGCCGAAGCAGTGGTGCTTGTCCAGCGGTTGGCCGTATGTAGCGAATCTATCGCAAAGCCAGCAGACGGAAGTATCAAATTGCACAATGCTATCCATGCCAATCCTCCTTTAAAAGAGAAAGCTCTTTGGGTGTCATGGTTTCGATTCCAAGCGCACGCGCATCCTGTACAACGTTGTCAATCAGCCGCGCCATCTGCGCTGTGTCGTAAACCGAAGAGCCATAATAAAGGTTGACGTTCTCGCAGCCCTCAATCTTGCTTTCAAACCGCTCGGCAATCCAGCCCAGCCCCTTTGCCTCCCAGTGTCCGCAAAGCTGCCCCACCGCCTTTTGCGTGGCGCACACAGTGTCGTAGTTGCCGCCAAGTTCTTTTATTTCTTCGCGGTACACTTCTTCTTTCTTCTTTTGGGTTTCGCGGGCGATTTCGCCAATCAGCACCCAAAGGTAAGCATTTGCATCTAAGCTGCGCTTTTCATTGTGGGTTTCCAGTAGAACGTCCAAAGGCTTGTCCTGGTCTAAGTCTTTGATGGCCCACTTTAAACGTTCAATCGCTAGATTGAAGTCTTTCGGCTTGAATTTGAATGTACAGATTTTCATGCGCCGCCTTGTGCTTTCCGCCAGCAGTCAGGGCACTGGCCGTTAAGACTTTTTGCAACATCCGCAGCCGTAACAATCTTGCCGCCCTTTTTTGTGTCTTTGATTACAGCGCCACAGGTTTTGCATTTAATCGTTTCTTTTGGAACAGGCGGTTGAGCATCAGGACGGCCGCTGTATTTGGTAGGATCTTTTTCAAAATACACATCCGCTGCAACCCCCAACGCTTTTGCTGCAACTGAAATCGCGTCCGTAAGAGCCATTTTATAAGCTTCATCGCTTGACACTAGACCGCCTCTTTCAAGCGCAACCAGTGTGGAACCGCCAGTGCCAGGGATTGGGTCAGACCATGTTCCATCTTGTGCGTAGTAAAGATGGATATTGCAAAATGCCATGACTTCGCCGGCTGCACCTGAAATTTCCCATTGACGAACAATATCGTATTTCCAGCCAATTCCGCACGGTCCAAACAGTTCAGTAAGCTTTTTGATTCTCCACATGGGGTTAATGTCGCTTTTGCCTTTCAGTTTTCCGCCGGCGATTGGCTTGATGGCTTCTTCGGGAACTTTTCTGGAAGAGTTATAAATCTCCATCTTTTCCATTGAGCACACCTCACTTTACTTGAATGTTCTGGCGCTCTTCGATATGGCAACCGCCAATTTCAGCGCCATCGGAAATTGCAGCTTTCAATGCTGTTTTGTCTGCCTCGGCCGGCTTAGTGACAAGATAATTTGCAGGGATTTTGGAAATATCATCAACTACCAAGGCAGTGCTTTTGCGGTAGCTGATGTTGACTTTTGGAGTTTTGAACCCAGCACCGCCTAAAGCGAAATCAAGGTATGCTTTAAGCCGGTCGGCGTTTGCCTTGGCGCTTTTCTCACGCTCCGCGAAAGAGTTTTTTTCAGCCTTAAGCGCTTCTGCGTCGGAAAGAGCGTTTTTATATGCCAAAGCGATGTTTTCGACCTTTTGCTCTTTTTCCATGTTCAGCGCTTCAAACGCTTCAAAGTCCGCAATTTCACCGGTTTCGGTGTCAATAAGAGCGGCAATTTTTGCATCAATTTCAAATAGTTTCATATGTATCGTCCTTTCTAAATGGGTCGTACTCTCCACCAATTTCGATGGGAGTGAGGTTTTTGGTGTCCAAGGATTCTACAAATTCGGTTTGTGACATTTGACAAATCCTCCATTTCGTTTTAATATGAAGGCAAGACTCCCAGTCTTACCTATTTCGCTTGTGCGGGGTTCCAGCCCGTGCAGGCGATTTTTCTTTTTCTGCGATTGTGAATATGTAGGTGCAGATACCAGCGGCAAAGAGCAGCAGCAACCACAGCACGCGGTTTGTGGGCTGCATGGCAAGCAGTAGAATAAAAGCTAGAGGGCTAACGGTTTCCATTTTCACTATCCTTTCAGCACCCATACGCGGTGCATACCATAACCGCCCCAGTTCAGCGCATCTTCATGCGTGCCGGACACGGCTACATCAATTTGATTTTCAGCAACCCCGCCGCCGATGTCACTTACGCGCCGTATGCCAATGCCATCAATATAAAGCCATGTGCCGAGCGGGTACTTGTCCAACATTGATTTAGCCAGCGCACAGGACACATCAGCTGCAAATGGTTCGCCGGAATAACAGATGTCTGTGGTGCCGCATTTAGGGCAGTTTTTGCAATAGCTGGTGGTAAGAAACTCACCTATGTATTCAGTGTCGAGAGGTAGCTTGTCCGCAAGCTGGGCAGCCATAAGCGCGTGTTGAGTTGTTGCCTCGTCTAATTGCCGTTCAAGCACTGCGGCGCGTCATTGGGCTTGTAGAGTGTCACTCTCGTAGCCTTGCGCAGTAAGCGCGAATCCTATGGCTAACAGGGCGACCGCGGCAAGCGATAAGTAGTTTCGCTTCATCGGCCTATCCTCCGGCCACAGCGGTTTTTAGCGGGCATCTGACGACCGGATATTGCGGGCTTGTCCGCAGCTTTGGTTGCGCCTTTCCATGGGGTAGCTTTGCGATAGCTGCCGCCGGTACACTTATCTTCCGGGCGTGTGCACATTAAGCAATTTAAATCACATTTCATGTAAGTGCCCTCGCCAAACGCTCCAAAGTGACGCGTGCGTCTTGAAATCCAAAACGTTGTGGGTTGTTTCGCAATGTGCCGATATTGTAGCCTGTCATTTTAGAAGCTTCTTCGTAGTTGTACAACAATTTTAATCCGCACTGCTTTTCAGCTATGTAACGCAACCTTTCGAGCGTATCACGATATAATTCTTTTTCTCTTGGCATTTGGCTTGTCCTTTCTAAAGTCCTGTTTATTGGACAATGATTGTGGTAATATCTGGATAGCAGCTAAAATTTAGCCTTTCCAGAGAGAAAGAGGTTGATAAAATATGCTTGTCCTTTGCCGGTGACTTTTGGGGTCTTGTTGATTAACGGCGCATCGTCTGGTCTAGTAATGGTAGTTTCTTTAATTGTGAACCAGCCTGCATCAACGCTGCGCTGTGTGGGCATGTTGCGGTCCGTACCAATGCGCTTGATAAGGTAGCCATTGTCGCGCAGGTAATCGAACAAACGCTTTTCGCCGATGTCTACGCCGTTCTGCCGCAGCAGCTTAGCGAGTTCTCCAACAAGGATGCTGGTCTTGCTTGCGGCTACCGCATCTGCAAAGAGGGCCTTAGGGTGCATAAGCTGGTTTTGATATGTAAGCTCGGAGTTTTCGATTTGCAGGGCGTGCATCTGCTTGTCCGCAAGTTTGAGTGCCCGCGCCATGACCTGCTCTGGGGTGTTCCAGGCGTTTTCAAGCTGAATGAAATACTGACGAGCCTGCTTGCCTTTCTCGTTGCGTTGCAACATGCAGATTTCTTTTGCCATGGGGACCGTGAGTTGGTGGTCGGTCATATTTTGCATACCGCCAAGGGTAGGACATTTTTGGGTCACCCTTGCAAAATCGGTGTTTTCGGAGAATCCGTATTCACTCATTCTCTCAAACCACTTTTTGTATTCGGTACCGACCTGCAAAAACTCATGCAGCTCCCTACCGCTCACTGTGGGTTGTTCAGAATCGTAATTGATTTTGATAAGTTCATTCATAGTTTGTCCTTTCTTACAAATTGTTTTCGAGCTGCAGCTCGTGAGGCTGCGGAATAGGCATATCAAGAATGTGACAGATGCTCGCAATAATAACTTGGGGAGTACGTTTGCCAGTCAAAATTTTGTTCATGTATCCGCTGTCAATGTACCGCCCAGTTTCTTCATGGATTTTAGCCATCAAATCTTTTTGCAGCATTTCTTTGTCGTCAAGCTTATGCTTTACCTGCTTTCCAAAATCAGTGCGTTTTTGTCTGCTCAAAAAAATCCTCCTTTCTTTTGTATAAAGGTTGACAAGTACGTCAATAAGTACTAATATAAAGGTGCTAACTGAAATTAATACTTGCGAAAGTACTTCCGTGATTGAATTATAGTACTTCTGCAAGTACAAGTCAATGGTACTTTCACTTTTCAAAGTACTTTTGGCTAACTGCACAAAAGGAGTACTGTAATATGCACAACTTGTACGACATATTGTTTTCACTTTGCGAGGAAAAGGGAATTAAGCCGGGTAAAATGTGTAACGACATAGGACTTAGTAGAGGCATGATGACAGATTTGAAAATGGGCAGGAAACAAACCTTGTCAGTCGAAACGTTGTCTAAAATAGCAGACTATTTTGAAGTCACCGTCGATTACTTGCTTGGTAGCGAAGAAAAAGAAAAGCCCCTCGTCAATGGTGACGAAGAGCTTACAGAGTATCTTGAATTATTAAAAACAAGGCCGGAAATGAAAATGCTTTTTAGTTTGGCTAAAGGCGCAACCAAAGAGGACGTTGAAAAAGCAGTGAAAATCATTGAGGCTTATTTGGGGAAGTGATAGTCGGTGAATGATATTTACATTAAAGGAATAGAGCTTCCGGCGCGGGTGCGCGGCAATGTGGTGAAAATAGAAGATGATTTTTTTGTATTTGTAAATACGGTATTATCGCCAGAATGCCAAAGATGTGCAGCAGAGCATGAGCTTATGCATATCAAAAAAGACCATTTTTTTAATGAAGAGCCAGTAATACACGATGAGCTTGAGGCGGGTTATGGAAGATAATCTTAAGCAAGCTTAATAGTGAGAGGAGGGACATATGAAATTAATTTTGCCAGTGCTATCTGGTATTATATTTTTGCTTTGCATATATCGATTTACTATCCGTTTATTTAAGCCAGAAGATGCGCCGAATACATCGGATGATAAATTAGACTGGAAAACGGTTTCGGCTTTGATGGCGATTGTAAGCGTGGCATGGGTAGCGTTTATATTTCTTTACGCAATGCTAAAAAACCCAAGCTATACTTTAGATGAATCGCTTAAAGACGTTTTTATCCAGCTTGATGTGAACCATTACGTTAATATCGCACAGTTTGGATATGGTACCGGCGAAGCTTTCCACGAGCAAGAGTTAATGATTGCGTTCTTTCCACTGTGGCCGCTGCTACTAAAGCTTGTGCATTTTATCATCCCTATTGGATGGTATGTATTAGGCACTCTTTTGCAAATTCCAATATTTATCGTTGGAATGACAATGTTTTATGTGGTAGCATCAAAATATTATGATCAACCCACATCAAAACTTGCATTGATTTTATTATTGGTATCTCCGGGCGCATTTTTCTTTTTATCTCCAATGACGGAAAGCTTGTTTTTTGCTTTATGCATGGTATCGCTTTGGGCGCTTCAAAGCAGAAAGCTTTGGGTTTTTGTAATTGCTAGCTATGCGGCGGCATTAACGCGCAGTCCAGGCGTATTGCTGGCTGTTCCTGCAATAATAATGGCCGCTCAAGGATTTAAAAATAAAAGTGGAATTGCACGGTGGGGAACTTATCTTGTGTCAGCAAGCGGGCCGGTATTAGGCATTGCAACGTATTTACTGATTAATTTTAAAGTGTATGGAAATTGGTTGGCGTATTCTGAATTTCAGCGTGACCATTGGGGGCAAGGACTGGGGATTTTTTGTAACACTATAAAATATCATCAAGAATATTTTTGGGGTGGGCTAAAAGACAATATAAAATTTGCGGTTCTGGTTTCGTTGATGGCTGTCTTAGTAATCATGGCGCAATTGATATCGACTTGGTGGGGTTCAAAAAAGGTGCCTACTCATTTAGGATTTTACTCATTGGCTTATATTGCGCTAGTGGACGGTGCCACATGGCTGCTAAGCGCGCCCCGATACGCTTTGTGTTTGCCGTTTGTGCACCTATCCATTGCAGACAAATTACGCACGCCAATTCGCAAGGCATTGGTATTAGTTCCTCTTAGCATGGTATCTATTTTATATTTAATTGAATTTCTTGAGCGCGCACCAATTTATTAAACAAAAAAATCCCCCACCGGGCGCAACCGGCAGGGGACATAAAGAACAGCTTACCCAGAAGGATACGCAGTCCACAACTGTATTGTATCACCTCTGTGGTAGGCTTAGCAAGAGGTGAAAAAAATAATGGCAAAAAAAACAGACATTAAAATGCGTAAAGATGGACGAATGGAGAAAGTAGTTGACGGACACCATTTTTACGGTAGAACGGAAAAAGAACTGTTACGCAAAATTAAAAGCTTTCAAGAAAAAAAGGAAACAGGAGTTTTATTTGACGTTATAGCCGATGCCTGGTACACGGAAACCGAAGAGCGTGTCACCGCCAAGACATGGGAAGGCGGCTATGTGTCTGCATACAATAAAGCAGTTAACTATTTTCGCGGGATACCATTTAAAGATATTACCACACAAGATTGTGCGGCATACGTAAATACGTTTGTTGCTAAAGGCTTATCATATAAAACTGTTTGCAACAACTTGAATGTTTTACAAATGATTTTTCAAAAGGCGTGTATAGACTATAACTGCTACAACAACCCGGCGGCACTGGTAAAAGTGCCGCGTAGCCTGCCGAGAAAAAAGCGCGTATCTCCCAATCAGTCCCAAATAGATATTATAAAGGAAAACACGGACGTTCCATTCGGAGACTTCTTTTTCTTTTTACTTTATACTGGTATGCGCCGCGGTGAAGCATTGGCAATAGAGTGGAGCGATATAGACTGGGAGAATAAAATAATAAACGTAAACAAGTCAGTCACCTATACCCAGCTTGGAGCTTTTGTGAAATCGCCAAAAACAAAGGCCGGAGAACGTACCGTGCCATTGCTGGACAAGCTTTCCAAAAATTTAAAGCTTCGCAGGAAAAAAAGCGGAAGAATATTCGCAGAGCCAGATGGTAGCATTATAACGGAAAGCCATTTGTTGATGAAGATTAAGCGATATAGTAGGGCGACCGGAGTGAATGCAACGTTTCATCAGCTTCGGCACGCCTTTGCCACAATCTGCTTTGAGGCCGGACTAGAGCCAAAAGACGTACAGCATATTTTAGGTCATGCGAACATCAGCACAACGATGGACATTTATACAGATTGGCGTTCTGGGCGCTTGGATAATGCAGCAGCTAAGCTAAATCAATTTGATTTCTAA